GAATCGCTTCCAGAAGTACAGATCCTCGTCGGTGTGGCCGCCGTCGTAGCCGCCCTGCTCGTTCGGAACACCGAGGAACCAGGGCTTCTTCATCTTCTTGATCGCCGCCGTCCTGATAAACGTCAGGCCGAAGTGGGCCGTCTCGACGGGCTGCACGACCTTACCGAACCAGTCGTCCTCGACGGTGGTCTTGTCCTCCGGCGAGATCCCGTGCAGGGCGAACATCACCGTGTTCGACTCCCGCTTCGTCTGGAGCGGGGCGATGGCGTCGTAGCCGCTGTACATCAGGAGCGTCAGGAGCGCCTCGACGGTCTTCGCCGTGAACACGGTGTCGTAGTCGATGGTCAGGATCACGTCGTGATCGTCGATTACCGTCTCCATGCTCCTCTGGAGGCACTGACCCCAGAACGCGCCGGTGTACTTGATCGGCGAGATGCGATGCGGCGCGAGCGCCGACGAGACGCAGAAGAAATTATCAGTGAAGCCGAGGCGAGGGGTGCTCATCAGAGCAGCCACCTTCACCTCGGCCTCACAGTTACCAACTCGCAGCAGCATGATGCGCTCCTTGGAAGGAGCGGGCGCGCGTCCTTGCGCCTTTGTCGGCCGTCATGGCCGTCCCGCTTGTACGGGACTAGCCAACAACCCGGCCGATGACGCCAGCGTCGGAGTTCGACGCGGGCGACTCCTCGGGGCGACCAAGGCGACCGACGATCGCCACCGTGGCAGACGCACCAGGGGTGTAGGACACCTTCAGGTAGCGCTTCTTGGCACGGGTGTCGATGTCGAACTTCAGGATCGCCGCCGTCGAGGTGCTGCTCACCGCGGGGATCGTGAAGCCGCCGGTGCCGCCGCCGACCAGGGCGGTGACGTTCGAGAAGTTCGCGCCGGACTCGTCCGACTCCTCGACCTTCACGACGTTCGCGAAGACGGTCGAGGCGTTGCTCGCCCGCAGCACGGTCATGCTGAGATGATCGTAGCCGATGGTGTCGATCGTCAGCGTGGCCGTGGCCGTCGAGCCGACGGCGGCGGTCGGGAGTTCAGCGACAACCTTGTGGTTCTGGGAATGAATCATCTGTCATGTGCTCCTTGTGGATCAGGCAGACTTGAGGGCGACCACCGGGCCGACCTCGCTGGTCGTCCCGAGGCTGTGGTGGTTGATGTCGAACCGCATCGAACCCTGGAGCAGCAGTTGATCGGTGGTCGCGTAGACCTGATCGAACAGCCGCACCGAGAAGTCCCGACGCCGGGCGTAGATGCTGGACAGGGCCATGTTGCCGAACAGCACCTTGACCTTGCTGGAGTCGGCGCCGAGGGTGCTGTTCATCACATGAACCATCCGCACGGGGTAGCCGAGGAACGACTCGCCGGCCGCACCGCCGAGGTTCTCGACGGTGTTGCCGCCGGCCGCGTACTTCAGGCGAGCGATGCTCGCTGCGTATCCGGCGGGCGAGACGTACCACGCGGCACCCTGGCGGGCGTAGATCGGCAACTTGCCCATCGCAGCCAGGAAGTCCTCGATGTCGAGCGTCTCGAAGGCGGTGTTGCCAGAGGCGGCCGACACGACAGACGCGGTGTGCGTGCCGTCGTTGATCTTGTTGACGATGCCGTTGATGCCGCCGTACTGGCTCGTCCCATCACCCAGCCATCCGCAAAGGTCGATGCGGTAGGCCAGGCTGGTGGCGAACTCGGTTGCGACAGCGTCGGCCAGCGACACCAGGGCATCCTCGACGACCTCGGTGCTCATCCGGCAGCCGACCGCCAACTTCTTGGCGACGAGCGACACGTTGCCGTAGGTCGGCTCGCTCTCGGTGATGCTGGAACCCTCGCCCACGAAGTAGGCCGTCGTGCCGGACAGCCGCTTCGGGATGACCATCGTGTCGCGGGTCATCGAAACGCTCTCGGCGGCGCCGGGGAAGGTGCCGTAGGTTTCGACGAGCCGGATCACCCGGTTGGCGAACTCCTCGGGAACCACCGCGCCGCCGGCCGCATTGCTGCCCTCGTTGAGGGCGCGGGCCTCGACGCCGTGATCCTTACACCACCGGAGGTCGTCGGCGTTCTTGAACACCGTGCCGCGAATCCAGCGGCCGCAGCGGTAGGCGCTCTCAACGGCGTCCGGCCCCTCGTTGAAGGCCCGCAGGGTCGTGTGATGCGGGTGCATCGCCCGAATCTCGGGCTTCTTGGCCTCGGCGACGGGGGCGGCGGCGGCCGGGGCCGGCGCGGCCTTCTCGACGACGGAGCGGAGTTCCTGCTCCTTGGCGGCGAGTTTGCCCTCGAACTCCAGATCGGCCTTGACCGTGTCGGCCTCGTCGGACAGCCGACGCAGTTCCGCGGTCTGCTCCTCCGAACGCTCGGCCACATCGGCCAGTTCGGTCATCCGAGCGGCGATGGCCGCGGCACGATCCTGAAGACGCTTGAGGTTGCTGTTCGCCATGATTGGCCTGCTCCTTGTGAAGCCGGCCAACGCGACGAAGCGACGGCCGGCGGGTGTGTTGCCCGCAAGCGCGCCGCGAAGTGAATCCTCACACCGCTCGCACTGCTCCTCGCGAAATCCATCGCGAGGCGTGTATCTCTACTTGTAGCCTAGGCAGCGGATCACTTGCCGTGCAAGTGAGTCCGCAGCATGGTTGCCTTGAGGGATGCGATCTTTGACCGGAAGTCGGTCGTATTTGCGCTTACCTCGACCGTGATGCTGCGCGCCGACTCCGACTCCATCTGCTTGACCTTGCGTGCGGCCCAGTTGCGCGCAGGAGTTCCGCCCCACAGAAGCCACGCCACGAACCCCGGCTTCTCCTCGCCGGGCTTATCCCAGCCTGGCGACCGGCTGGCAGAGTCATGCCGCGCGAACCACGCATTCATCTCGCGAACCCAATCCGGGTTCATCTCCTCGCGGCGGGCCAGGCGATTCGCGCGGGCCACCGTCTCCGGCTTGAGGCCGTCGCCGCTCTTGCCCTCTTCGTGGAGTCGCAGCCCTCGCTTCGCCGCCGCGGCCATGCCGGTTGTCGGCTTCAGGCTCACGGCCCGCTCGTCGTCCTCGTCGTCATTCGGCTCGACGGCCGGCGACAACTCCGACATGGGTTTTCCGACGAACAGGTCGGTTTCCTCGCCGCGGTCATAGATGCGGACAAGCGCTGCTGGATTGTCAGGCGTGGCCTCCAGCGAGTATTCGGAACCGGCCTCGCCGAGGGTGCCTTCGGTCATAACGTGCTCGACGCGGCCGACGCCGCCGTCCCAGGCGACAAAGTCGCCGACGGCGAACTGGCGGGCTTCCTGCGGAGCAGTTGCCGCAGAATCTTCGACCACAGACGGAGTCTCTCGCTGCTCATTACGGGCCATCTCCAGTGCTCGGCGGCTCACAAACGCCTCGGTGGCCGGGTAGGCCGGGTTGTCCACCGGGCCGGCATCGCCGAGGAAGTCGAACGAACGGATCTCGCGGATCATCCGACCCGCGTCGTCCTTGAACCAGCGCTCGTTCGAGCCGCCGGTACGGAACGCAAATGAACTTCCGCGAACATCCCCGCGCTCGATGCTCTGAACCACGTCGGCGTCGGCCGGCTTCGGGTAGATCGTGTACCGCAGGCCGCGCTCGTCCAGTTCCAACTTCATCGTGCCGCTGGAGGTGCGGGCCAGCAGCCGATCGTGGTTGTAGCGGCCGAACACGTCGGGGTTCTTGGCGAGGACGGCGTCGAAGGCGCCGGGGGTAATCCGCTCGACGAAGCCCCCCAAGTCCTGCGAATCCGAGTTGTACAAGGCCGCATAGCCGCGAATGACCGTGCGGCCATTCTCGTTCTGCCGAACCTCCAGGCCGGGCGCTTCCGCGATCAGCCGTCGCTCAAGTTCGCTCGATCCGTCCATGTCTCAGTCGCCTCCTCATACGGCTTGCCGGAGCGGTGGCACTCCAGCAGGCGGTTCCTCGTCTCTTCCATCCACGCGGACGTGAAAGCCTCGATGTCGCGGCCAGTAGCCTGCGCGGCGTCGAGGAGTTCGGTCTTCATGCGGGCCTCATGGGCCTCCAACCATGCCTGCACCTTCGCGGCCTTGTTTCGCCGCTCCAGAATGCCGTCGGCCTCGATGGCGGCGAGGCGGCGCAGCGTCGAGCGGAACAGCGCTTCGGCCGCCGACCGCTCGGCGACGGGCTGGTCGGACGGGGCCGGGCCTGTCTCCGACGGGGCATCGCTGCCATCGGCCGGTTCGGCCGACGGGAGCGGTGCCGTCTGCGGCTGCGTGGCCCCGTTGGGGTTGTTGATCGTGAAGGCGTCGAGCAGTTGCATATTCACCTGCACGAACCGCTTGTCGCCCAGTTTGTTGGGCAGCGGGTTGTAGCCGATCTGCGCACGCAACTCGTCCACCGACAGGAGGCCCATGTTGAAGCACTCCCTCATGAACTGGCTGCGGGCCTGGTAGTCGCCGGCCATCAGGGCCGACAGATCAAACTCGACGAAATACTCCTTGTCGTCGGTGATCAGGTCGCGGCGGCAGGCGAACTGCCAGCGGCGGCAGTGCGGGACGAGGGAGAACGTCGCGAAGTCGATCGCCGACTGCTCGACGGTGTTGTAGCGGACGTTCGACAGGTCGCCCATGAGGTGCATCGGCACGCGGTAGGCCCGCGCCACCTCCTCGACCTGATACCGCCTGGTGGCGATCAGTTCGGCGGCCTGGTTGTCCACCGGGTCGCTCTTCTTGTGAAAACCGTGCGGCATGACCACGGTTTTGAAGGCCCGGTCTGGGCCGCGATGCGCGGCGTCCCACTGCTCCTTGAACCGCTGGATCGCGTCTGGCTTGAAGGGCTGATCGGTTTCGATGTAAGTGCCTGCGACCGCACCATTCCCGAAGAATGCCGACGAGTGCAGTTCGGTGGCTCGGGCCAGGGCAATCGCGTCCCTGGAGAGCACAGTCGGGATGTACCCTGTCACGCCGTCACTTGAGAGCCAGCGAAGCGAAAATATCTGATCCTGGCGGTACGGCGTCGGGACGGGCTTGCCTTCCTCGTTGTACTGGTACTGGAGGCGGCCGTTCTCCAGCCGGACGACTTTCATCCGGCTGGCGTGGAGCGGGATGAGTTGATCGACGGAGCCGCGGCGGCCTGGCTTGATGAGACAATAGGCATTGCCCCACAAAAGCAGTTGGCTCTGGCACCACTCGCGCCACTCGAACGATGTCATCCACTCGTTCGGCTGGTAGGCCAGCACCTCCTGAAGCGGATGATCCTCGGCGATCTCCTTGCCGCCGCCCGGCAGTCGCCGGTAGACGTTGAACGGCATAGAGGCGATCGACTCGGACAGCACGCGGACGGCGCAGAGGACGGCACTGGATTGCAGGGCCGTCTCGGGCGAGATGCTGACGCCGGCCGTCGTCCTCCGCGACTCGGCGATCTCCTCGAAGATACGGGAAACGCCGCTTCGCAGTTCAATCAGTTCGCCGTCGTCGTACACTTAGAACACCACCAATTGCGGGTCTTCGGTCGGGCCGTGCCGCTCGCCGCTGCACACGCCCAAGGCCATGATCATTGCCACGGCCGAGTCGATGCGGGCCGTCGAGTGTGAGTGTTGCTTTGTAGGCTTGATGTTCCCGGCGTCGTCCACGCGGACTTGCATATTGCTCACTTGCAGGGCCAGGGCAGGGTTGCCGCCGTGGCGGATTCGCTGACCCAGCACCAGGGTTTCCAGCAGTTTGGTGGGGGCGCTCATCGAGGCGTACCCCTGTCCGACCGGCTTTACGTCGATGCCCTCCGCGACCAACTGTGTCGTGATGTGTGTGGCATTCCAGCGATCAATGGCTACAGCGCGGACGCTATTCTTCTCGCAAAACGAGAGAACGTAGTCGCGAACTGCGTCGTAATCGGTGATGTCACCTTCTGTTAGTGTAACGAATCCGTCCTTGGCCCATTGCCGATACGGCGCCTCGTCGCGGTCGCAGTTGTCCTCGGGGATGAAGAGATGGGCGAACACGTCATAGGTGCCGTCCGGCTCGCCGTCCTCGTCGAACCCCGGCCAGACAGCCACGAATGCCGTCGTGTCCTGGGTGCTCGACAGGTCGAGGCCGCAGTAGCAGGGGCGTTCGCCGGCTGGGCGTAGTGGGGCGTTGCACGACTCCCACTGGCCGGTGCGGAAGAAGCGGCTTGCCCCGTTTGACACCCACTGGTTCAGGTACAGGGTGCGGAACTTGATCTCCTGGGCCACGCTCTCGCGGGCCAGGGCCGCCTCACGCTCCATGAACTCCTTGCGCGTCGTGACGCCGTAGTTTGGTTGAGCAGCCTTCCACGTCTCCTCCGAGAAAGGGTCGGCAGCGTCGTCGGCCGCAAAGATGCATGGCAGGAACGTCGGGTCGTCGATCAGGCCGTCCCTGACCTTGATGGCACGCTGCCACTCGTCGTAGCAGGGGCCGACCCTGTCCATGCCGGCCGTCGTCACATACAGGACGAGCGGCTCGGTTCTGGTTCCCATGCCCGATTCCAGCACGTCTACCAGATCCCGGTTGACTTGGACGTGATATTCGTCCACGACCACCAGCGAAGGGTTGAAGCCGTGCTTGCCCTTGTGCTCGCTGGAAAGGAACTGGATCGTGCTATTGGTGGCGGGGATGACGATCGAGTTCTTGTATATCTTGCACCGCTTCAGCAGTCCTGGGCAGGACTCGATATATCGCGAGCACGCGGTGAACAGCAGGCTGGCCTGCTTCCTGTCACCAGCAGCGATAAGGATCTGACCACCCTCTGCACCAAAGAATCCCTCGTAGGCGCCGATGACGGCGCACATGGCCGTTTTCCCCTGCTTTCTGGGCAGCGCGAGCAGCGACCGCTGGTACTGCCGCAGGCCGTCCGGCCGCAGGGTGTTGAACAGCCGGTCAAGGTACTCGTCCTGCCAGGGTGACGGGATGAACGGCTGCCCGGCGAAGGGAGCCTCGGTGTGTTTGAGCAGCCTTGCAAAGTCGCGGATATCAACCCGTCGCTTCGTCAAACAGCGCATCCACTGGGTCGTTGACGACCTTCACCGCGCCATAGCCCAGGCGGGTGCGGTCGGCAGGGGTCAGGCCGAGGACGGTTTCGAGGTGCCGGAGTTGCTCGCCAGTGTCGCGGAACTGGGTCGCCATGCCGGAGGCCCGCACGAACCGCAGGCTGCCGTCGTTGTTCGTGATCTCGACGTAGGCCGCGTCGATCTCCTGTAACTTCTTGGCGGCGAACTCCCACATTACATAAGTCGTCGCGTACCGAGTGATAACAGCCTCGTCGCTCTCGGCGAGCGTTCCCATGCGGGTCAGCCAGACCACGACAGCGGCGAAAATCTCCTTCGCCCGAGGCTTCAGCCAGGCCGGAGGCTCGATCGCCGCCGGGGGCGTCGTGCCGAGTTCCTCCCGGTTCTTCGCGTGCTTCGAGCCGCGGAGTTGGAGGATGTGCTTCGCCGTTGGTGGTCTGCCCTTCATGCCCTTCAGGCTACGGGGGCGGGTGTCGGCGGTGCAAAGGAGTCCAGAAAAGCCTGGAAAACAAGGGGGCAACGGCGGCGAACAGCCGCCGGGGCCGAAACGTCGCAGTTTTGTCCTCGCGTTCGCCCCTGGGGACAGGCGGTCTGTTACATTAACGGCCGGCGCC